TCATCCTTGACCCCGCCCTTTCCCGAATCTCAAGGTAACTTATTAATCATCATTCGCTAGATTCTTAAAGAAGTCAAGCGTCTCATCATCATCATTACCCGCAAAGCGAGACTCTAGAGGAGAAGCTGCCTCTGCTTGCGCAGGCGCTGTCGCTGTTGAAGCAGTTGATGCCTCTTGCGACTTGAATTTCGGAGTGAAATCCATCTCCCCACTGTCGTCCTCGGCAGTCGTGCTGGGTGCGTGTGAACTGCCATCAAGTGCCAATACTTTATATAACTTCGCTTGAAGTTCAGCATAGGACTTGAAGTTTTTAGGATCGACCAGTTCTGCTAGAGAGTGTTGTTGTTCCCAAACACCTTCTAATTCTTCATCAGATAAATCAACACCTTGTGAGTTAGTCAACACACTTGGAGCAGAGAAATCTGACTTATCGTAGTTTCGATAACCTTCAACATTACGTGCTTTCAGATTGAAGTTAGCGCCTTCCCAAAAATCAAATGGGTTGATAGGTGCCTCATCAGGAAACTGAGGATTCATAACATCATTTAGTTTATCAAAGATTTTCTTACCAAACTTGAACTTAAACACTTTGCCTTCGTTCTGTGGGTTGGTAGGGTCTTTAACTACATATACATTTGCCATGTAGTTAAGACGGCGTTTCTGTTTACGAGCAATGTCCTTGTCGGAATCCACACCAGAATTCCATAACTTGCTGTTGTATTCAGAAACAGGGTCATCTTGACCTAGAGTGGTCAAAGAGTTTTCGATGTACCAACCGCCTGGACCTTGGAATCCGTGATCCCAGATACGAACGAAAGGCATATCTTCTCCTGATGGTGCAGGAAGGAAGCGAAGAACAGCATAACCGTTACCCGCTTTGTCTACTTCCAACTTCCACATGTCATCCTGAGCAGAATTAGATCCACCCTGAGTGTTCATCTTTTGAAGTTGAGAGTTTAGTTTGTCGAAAGACGAGGACCGTGCTTTCTTTAGTGATGCAAAATTGCTAGTCATAGAGATGCTCCTTATAAGCGTTATATAGCGTTGTATGCGTAATATGTATTTTACAGTATATCGTTGTATTTGTCAACCAAAATCGAACGAAATTTATCAAATTCATAACCTTCTTTCATCATAAATGGACGATATTTGTTGACACTTTTATTTATATTAGGAAAAACTACACGATCAGCAACATTCTTTTCCCAATACCGGAAACATAATAGCAAATCATCCAGAATCACTAATGTCTCCAAACTCACTCTATGTTGCAAATAGAGGTTTATAATATGTGGGTTTTGCCCACTCACTACTTTGAATTCCTTATCAAAGTCATCATCAAGTTCTGCGAGATCTTGTTTAAATGTATAACGTAACTGTTGTTGACGTTTTGTCCATTCAACATAAACCTCATTACACTTTTCAGCATCAACTATGTCACCTATCCATGCCTTAGGATCGACAACTAGGTTTGCTAAAATTCTTTTCTTAGGTTCTTCTTTCTTTGACAGTTTGTGGAAGAAGAATTTGTCTTTACGGGTCTCAAAAGATGACTCTTTGAGTCGCATCTTCCCATTATATTTGAAGAAGTCATAATCAGTTGTGAAGTGCTGCTTAACAGCAATATAATACTGAAAAAGATCAAACGCCTCTCTATCAGAGTACATCGGCAGGTAACCTCACTACTGATTGTACTAAATTAAGATGTTCTGCCTCCTCATGTATCTTTGCTTTGAGGATAGGACTTCTACGTATAATTTCACCTGCTACTTCAATCTCTAATGAATTGATCTCACAATATTCAACGATAGCGTCAATATATGGGACACCTTGAGCAATCATTCCTGAGATTTCATTCATGATTTTCTCTGAGTTGAGTTGAGAGTCTAATTTATTCATTGAGTAACTTTATCCCTAGTGCCCAGTTTTCTGCGGCATCTTCTACCCACTGTAATGACTTACCTGGGTGTGTTTCTGTTTTTAATAGATTGCCTGCGGGGTCAATATACCTGATGCTAAATCCGTTAGATGCTTCATAGATCTCTGCTCTTGCGTGACCTGCTGCTTCCTCTTTAAAATGCGTTTCGATTAATTTCATTCTCAATTTCCTAGTCCTATTAAGTTCCACCCGTGAGTAGCAATGGCGTTAAGAATAATGAAGAAGCAAGTTGATATATGCACAAACCACCAGAATGTTCTAATAACTGCGATTGTGTCCGCTTGCTTATCAGTCTCTCCCACCTTTTCTCCAAGAGACTTTGCCCAAATACGCCACCACTTTTTCACGGCATTACATCAAATTTAATCGTGATATCTTCTTCAGGAGTGTATGATGCATCGCCTAAGTAAATCGCATCGAGTGGTTTAACACCTACATCGTATCGCTCATTGCCATACAGTTTTAGGTTCTCCCACTTCATGCCTGATCTTCCCAATTCATCAATATCAATTGTAAAGTCGATAAGTTGTTTTTCATCACTCATATGATTATCTGCTGATTGTTTCGATCAGCGCCTCAATGTCTTCGATTTCAGCAACAACTTCGCTCACATTGTTTTTGTGATACATTGTCGCCATTTTAGATAAGTATTTTTTCGGGATATCTACATCTTCCGATAAAGCAACGATTGCCTCTTTAATAAAGTCACGTTCCGCTTCGATACGGGTATATGCATTACTGATCTCTTCCATCGCACCCTTGATGCGTTGCTTGTCAGCATCAGATGATGGAATGATAATTGAATTTGTCATAATAAAGTTCCAAGTTAAAAAATAATAAAGTAGTTCGTTTTAGCATCCATGCCGTGGTGAACTAAACCACCTCCTCTTTTGATTAACTGTTTTATTTATACTGTTGCTGTTTTCTCAACTTCAACAACCATGATGATTGTTTACGTTCTGCCTCAAAGAATACTGCGGCAGTAAATGTAACCATAAACAACAATATAAAGTGTACTGCTAAACTGATTCCCATGTAGATCACGCTTCCGATATAGATACCGAATGCAACTGACCACATCCATGCTAATACTGTCATTATCCACATTCGTGATAATGGGTCGGGGATATGTCTTAATGGGTTTTTGCTATGATCAAATATCCAGTTATACACATCGTAAAATTTCAAAAACATTAACTTCATAATAATACCTCGCTTTGTACATACATTATAACATAACTAATACTGCAATGTCAACCAATCATTTATGATTTATTTTCACCTTAAATGCTGTATAATCAATCATAAATGATCACTTCACTTCTGGGAACAAACATTTCTTAATAAACGAATCAACATCGTCTGAATCTAATCCTAGGGTCTTCATCACTCGGGGAGTGTGAGGGTTTTGTTTTTGGTGATGCGCATAGTTGTTTTGAGCAAACACAACTGGGTTACGCCTCGAAGTTTGATTATACTGTCCCACATTATTTACAAAGTAATCAAGTGTATTTTTTGCTGTCGATACAACTTGATCGATCTCTGAATGTTCTTTAACAGCACTCGCTGCCATCATCTTGTCACTAAAGATTGCTTTCGCCCAAGGGGGCAATTCACGTTCACGTTTCCACTGTAAGGGTTCAACCTGTTCATTGAAATAATCAATCATAGGGTGATCTTTTTGTGTCGTAGGACTATAATCATGGAATGCTCCAGTCATCAATTTGTGTCCTGCGATTACATCAAACCCATAGATAGGAGCGTTTGAACTTAGATGTGGGAATACGCATACATGCATCATCCACAATCCTTTCTCCTCACGAGCATCGACAACATCAACATGTGCTCGTCTAAAGTCGTCATTGCTCCATAGGCGATTGATCCAACCATCATGATTGTATCGATCCATGCCAGGTTCTTTGTATTCTGTTGCTACTGAGTCAAATGTTTTTATAAAATGATTCTGCAGATCGATTAACGAATCCCAAACATAACTCATGATTCCTTGCCTAACTCCTCAAACAGTTCGATTGCGTACTCGAAACATACATTCGCTTCAGGTCCCATATCGTCATTAAGCATTTCACGTAGATGCACTTTTAATTCTTCTTTATTTTCGAATTGATACATCTTACCTGAACCTGGAACCTTCTTAGCAATCATCGCACCGCCATACATATC